AAGCCGCAGAAGCGGCAATGCCGTCAATTTTGACCGTGACCTTGCCCGGATGGTTTCGGAGCATGGTATAGATCTGACTGGCAGCAAACACATCGCCGCCCGGCGAGTTGATAAAGACGGTCACATCACCGCTGTGTTTTTGCAGTTCCGAGCGGAACATGGCGGGGGTGACGTCATCTTCAAACCAGGTACTCTCCGCAATGGCACCGTACAAATACATCTCCGATGCACCGGTTTCTTCATTGCATACCCAGTTCCAAAAACGATTATTCTTCATGGGTCGTTTCCTCCTTTTCATTTTTCTTTGCAAATGCACCTGCATCAGCAAGCTTTGTAAATGAACCATTTACAAGATAGAGATTTCCGCCTTCTTCGGCAGGAATCATATTCATATCTTCTAGTTCACGAATATCGTTAGCAGACATCCAGCCATTTTGTCGTGCGGTAGCATATCCTTGCATTCTCGATGCGTAATCACCACGCAAGAGCCCCTCAACATTAAATTTGATGAAATACTTGCCTTTCTCTGAATCGGAAAGCAATGCCTTTTGTAGTCCCTGTTCCCAACGAACAATCCATGGGTCAAGACTGTACTTCACGAAATCCAATGACAGATGTTCCACGTTACTGAATGTTGCATGGTCTAAGTCACCGATCATATGGAGCGGCACTCGATACAGCCGTGCAATTTCCTCTACCTGAAACTTTCTGGTTTCGAGAAACTGTGCTTCATTATTGGGGATGGAAATAGGCGTGTATTTCATGCCCTCTTCCAAAATTGCGGTATGATGCGAGTTAGAACCGCCATAGGCACGCTGCCAGGCATCTCGTACCCGTTCCGGATTTTTAATGACACCCGGATGTTCCAATACACCGGATGGACTGGCACCGTTGGCGAAAAAGGTAGAACCATAGTCTTCACAGGCGAGGGAAATACCGATTGCATTCTTCGCAAGAGCAATGGGAGAATATCCCACCAAGCCGTCATACCCAAGTCCGGGAATGTGCAACACATCTTCTGCCTGCAGGACAATATCGCCCTGCTGTTTCAGGTTTGGATTGGCTTCATCGTAGCGGCTGTAGATGTAGACCAGACGGTTTCGCTGGTCACGGTCTACTCTGACCTTATCCGGCATCAGCGGATACAATCCCAAAACATCACCTCTGCCGTTTCGGATGATCTGTGCATAGGCATTACCGTAAATCAGCAGGTGGGACATCAGCGTTTCTCGGAAAACAAAAGAGGTCATTTCAGGATTTGGTTGATCGTGGAGCAAAAAGTAAAGCGGGTGCTGTGGCACTCGCTCTTTTCCGTTTTCGGTGTATTGATAAACGTGCAGGGGCAGCTGTGCGATGGCTTCTGAAAGCACTCTCACGCAGGCATAAACAACGGTATGCTGCATGGCACTACGGTCATCCACACGCTTGCCGCTGTGGGCTCGTCCGAAAAAGTAGGTGTAGGACGGGCTGTCGTAGCTGTTGGTAGGCTTATCTCGGCTTTTGAAAAGTCCTTTGAAAATGCTCATGGGGATCAACTCCTTTCAGAGGGTTGTTTTTTCGGGGCGGATGTGGTATAATATAGGGGTATGGTGTAGGGCGTGATTGCTCTGCAAATCGGAAGTTGTGGAGGTGATATAATGACAATTCACGAATATGGAGCAGATAGAGAAAAAGTAATCGTACTGATACATCCTTCTGTAGTTATGTGGGACTATTTTGAAAATGTCATACCATTACTTAAGGACAAGTATCACCTAATTATTCCTGCACTGCCCGGATATGATGAAGAAAATCCAAATGAAGATTTTACCAGTGTAGAGGAAATTGCCGATAATTTAGCAAAATGGCTAATAGAACATAAAATCAGAACAATAGATACTCTTTATGGTTGTTCTATGGGGGGAGCTATTGTGCTGAAAATGATTGCCGAACAGAAAATTATTATAAAAAATGCGGTTTGCGATGGTGGAATTACACCTTATCAGCTTCCGCGGCTCATCACAAGGTTTATAGCTGTCAAAGATTTCCTGATGATTTCTATGGGGAAAATCGGAGGGTTAGGGCTTCTTGAAAAAGCTTTTTCTACTGATGAGTATAGTAAGGAAGATTTAAAGTATATTGTCAAGGTTCTTCATTTTATAAGTTATAAAACAATATGGCGAACTTTTGATTCATGCAATAATTATGTTATGCCAAAGAACATACCTAAATATGAAGGGCGTCTGCAATATTGGTATGGAGATAAGGAAGCAAAAGACCGAGCATGGGATATTAAATATATTAAAAATCATTTTCCAGATACAAGGTTTATCAATTTTGAAAATATGGGACATGGTAGTATGGCAAGTCTTTATCCTCAAAAAATGGTCAGGCGTTTGGAAGTTATAATAGATGCTTAGAATTAGAAAATTCAAATTCCCATTTGTAGGGGTAACTACATCTATAAAATCAACATCTCCCTCTCATCATAAACACTCACCCCAGAATTACCAAGTCCACAGCGAATCGCACGGTCAAGTGCCATAATCATGGCAACTGCACCGTCAACCTTCTCTGTGGATTTTTCTTTGTCCGGTTTGATGTTTCCGGCAGGGTCACGGCGAATGAAAATGTTATCCATCATCCACCTTAAAACAGGGTGTCCGTTGTGGGCAAGTGTCTGTTCCAAGGTCAGCTTCATCAGTTCCTTGGTCGGCGGTGACATATCTTTGTATCCTTGCCCGAATTGCACCATCGTAAAACCAAGTCCCTCCAGATTCTGCGACATCTGCACCGCACCCCAACGGTCAAATGCAATTTCTTTGATGTGAAACTTCTGCCCCAGTTCATCGATGAAATTTTCGATAAAACCATAGTGAACCACATTGCCCTCCGTAGTTTTCAGATAGCCCTGCCGCTCCCATACATCGTAGGGAACATGGTCACGCCTTACACGGAGCGGCAATGTTTCCTCAGGCAACCAGAAGTAAGGAAGAATATAATAATGTTCATCATCTTCAGTAGGTGGAAAGACAAGTACAAAAGCTGTAATATCTGTTGTGCTGGAAAGGTCAAGACCACCATAACAAATACGACCGTCAAGCATCTCTTCATCAAAAGCGACCTTGCATTTGTCCCATTTTTCCATCGGCATCCAACGCACCGCCTGTTTTACCCACTGATTCAGACGCAGTTGTCGAAAAGCATTTTCTTCACCGGGAGTTTCCTTTGCAGAATTACACGCAGCCACCACCTTATCCATGCCGATGGTCTTATCCAGACTTGGATTTGCCTTTTTCCAAACCTTCGGGTCAGTCCAATCTTCCGATTCATCTGCACCATAAATAACCGGATAGAAAGTCGGATCATGCTTTCTGCCCTCCAGAATGTCCTTTGCCTTTTGATGAACTTCATAGCAGATTGAATTTGTATCAGTTCCGGCAGTGGTAATCAGGAAATACAAAGGCTGCATTCTCGCATCGCCAGAACCTTTGGTCATAACATCAAACAGCTTTCTGTTCGGCTGCGTATGCAGTTCATCAAACACAACCCCGTGAATGTTGAAACCGTGCTTGGAGTAGGCTTCTGCAGAAAGCACCTGATAGAAGCTGTTGGTCGGAATGTACACGATACGCTTTTGTGAGGTCAGGATTTTTACTCGCTTGGAAAGGGCAGGGCACATTCGTACCATGTCGGCAGCCACATCAAAAACAATGGCAGCCTGTTGACGGTCAGCAGCACAACCGTAAACTTCGGCACGTTCTTCGCCGTCACCACAAGTAAGCAGCAGGGCAACCGCAGCAGCAAGCTCTGATTTGCCATTTTTCTTGGGGATTTCAATGTACGCCGTGTTGAACTGCCGATAGCCATTCGGTTTCAGAATGCCGAACAAATCACGGATAATCTGCTCCTGCCAGTCCAGCAGTTCAAATTTCTTTCCAGCCCATGTGCCTTTGGTGTGGCTGAGGCATTCAATAAAAGAGACAGCATAATCAGCCGCCTTTTTATCATATTTTGAATCTTTCGCCATAAAGCGTGTTGGTTTAAATTTTGCCATTGCTCTCACCTCCAAACAAAAAAGACCTGCCAAAAAGCAAGTCTGCATCATTTATTTTAACGCCCTCAAGGGGCAGTTTTGTAATCGAGATTCCATTCCCATTGTAACCATATTACCATACAAATTCAAGGATAGCAAGCGGCTAAATGAACAGAAAAAACGTCGAAATTTCTACGGTTTCTTGTGTACCATACACGAACAAAAACCGGGTGTACGACCGCCAGAGCCTTTCGGCTCCGGCTTATGAGATTTGGTTTTGGAAGAATCAGTTGTACTGTTTCAGCAGGATCGCCAGTGCAGTTTCGGTTTCCTCATCCTCCGGCGGAATATCCATGCCCCGGTCGAAATTGAACACCGTTTTGCCATTCCGCCGCAGGGAGATTTTCGAGGCTCTGCCTTCCTCGTAGCCGTAAATGGAAGGCTCCTCATAGTGTTTCACCCAGTAGTGAAATACGCTTGCTCCTACTTGAATCGTTCCTTCTGTCCACATTGTCTTTTCCTCCAGTTTTCGTTGTTTTTGCCTTTCGGCATGATGTATATTACCATAAACCAAAGGGGAAGTCAACGAAATTTCCAGCATATTCTGCACAAAGATGAAAGCAGAAAATTGTGTATGATACCAACCAAAAAAGCAAGCCCACGTTGCCCTGTGTGGGGCATTTGTGGGAAAGGGAAAACCACTTGGAGGAAACAAAACCACGCCGGACAGGGCAACACAGCGGCTGTACGAGCCGCAGCCCCTTTCGGGGCTTTGGTCTTGGATTGTGGGTTTTGGGTTACCGTCCGGTCTGGCACTCCCATTCAAATTCGCAGGCGTTTTCGTACTCCTCATCGAAAAGGGCATTGTCATCGATTTCCTTTTCCGTAAAGTCGATGCTGTCGATTTCCTCAAAGGTCGTTCCGTTTTCCTCGGCATCTGCCTTTGCAAGGCTTTCTGCGTTTTCCTCAACCCATGCGGTGAACTCCTCGTTGTCCATCCTGTCCTCGTTTTCAATCTCCAGTTCGTATTCGTAGTCCGCATCGAACCAGGTGATGACCGCCTTTGTGATTTCGGTTCTTTCGTTCCAGTCCGTTCTGTTTGCCATTGCTCTTGCCTTTGCGATTCCGTATGCTACCATTGTGTTTTTCCTCCGTTTTTTTGGTTGTTTTCCCTTTCGGTAACTGTATATTACCATACCTTTCGGCGTATAGCAAGCGGCTAAATGTACAGAACATAAGGCGATATTTCCGCTGTATATTTGGTGGATCTGACACTGGATAAACTTGCTTTTCTATGGTAAAATACAGTACAATGGAAAAGGCATCTCCGGAAATCGCAGCCACCAACCAAGCCCCGCACAGTTCGCCTGTGTGGGGCTGGTTTTGACTTTGGGCAGTTTCTCGGCAAGTGCTCTGAAAGCCCACACAGGGCAAACAGGGCGGTTACATGAGGAACTTTCGGTGCATTACAGACAGGATTTTCTCCTGTTCCTCTATGGAAACGCCGATGCTTTCCAGTGCCTGCCGAATGCCGCAGTCCGGGCAAATGGGCGTTTGGTTGTCCGTTCTGGAAAGTGCCGGAATACCGGAGTAGGGTTTTCTGCAAAGTGGGCAGACCGCCGAAACTGGCTTATCCGTTTTCATGGTGGTACACCTCCCGTTCGCTGATGTCCATGGCTTTCCGCAGGTGTTTCAGGTCAAAGCCGAACTGGCGGTATCCGTCCACACAGGTGCGGATGTAGGCAGAAGTGGGAATGCCCAGTTTCCGTTTCTCGTGCATGATGTACACAAAGGCGGTCAGCTTTTTCCCGGTTTCTGCAAGGGGAAGTTCCAGTTCCGTTTTGTAGTAGAAATGGGGATACCCCTCATAGCGGTCAAGGGCAAGTTCATCTCGTTCCGACACCGACCACACTGCCGCCGGAACGGTACAGTCCTGCTTAGGTTCGATGGTCAGATAGGAGCCGGTCTTGCTGCCCTTGAACAGCAGCTGGTAATTTGGGATCTCCGCAGTCCCCACAATTCTGGCATCCGGGCAGCGGAACTGCATCTGTTTCACGTTCAGATTGCTGCCATAGGCAAGGTAAAACTTTTTCATGCAATCAAATCCTTTCTGAAAGGGATACCCTTTCACCACCATAAGACCGCCGAAGCGGTCTGGTGTAGCTGGTAGCAAAAGGCTGTCC